AGGTGACGCACCGCGCACCATCTCAGGCATTGCCGCCCCTTATGGCGTACCGGCATCCGTGTCAACCGGTCAAACAATTAGGCTTGAAGCAGGTTCGCTACCTACCGATGGCCCTTCCCCACGGCTGCTGCTTGAGCATGACAGCTCGGCACAGCCGGTGGGAATGGTCACAGCACGCGAAGACACACCTGACGGCATGTTGTTCACCGCCGAAATTGCACGCACCCGTGCAGGCGATGACCTTGTTGAACTGTTGAAAATGGGCGCATACGACAGCGTTTCAATCGGCATTGAGGCCACCGACGTTGAGCAAGACGGCCGCACAACCATCGTTAAAGCAGCAAACTGGAAAGAACTTTCAGTTGTGTTCGAGCCAGCGTTTGCTGCAGCCAAAATTACACAGATCGCCGCATCCGCTGAGGATGAGGAGAGCACCGAAAACCCCGAAACCACTTCCGAGGAGGAAGAACCTATGTCAGAAAACACCCCTGAGGTCGTGGAAGCAGCAGCCGAGACGACCCCGACACCAACGGTTTTTGCCCAGCCAAAGTCGTTCAAGTTGCCTTCAGCATCCGAATGGATTGCGGCAGCACTTGAAGGCGGCCACCGTTGGCACCAGATGAACGAAAATATCAGAGCGGCGGCGCCCGATGTGACCACCTCGTCGAATGATGGCGTGTTGCCAGAGCCCATTGTTGGCCCCGTGTACAACGACTATCTCGGCATTCGCCCAGTAGTTGATGCGTTCGGCCCAAAGGCAATGCCTGGCACCGGCAAAGTGTTTATCCGCCCATCGGTCTCAACGCACACCTCGATGGCCGTACAGTCAGCAGAACTTGCAACGCTTCAAGCCGGCGAGTTCCAAGTACAAGAAAACCAAGTCACAAAGGCATCGTACGGCGGCTACGTCACCGTCTCAGAACAAGTGTCTGACTGGTCATCACCTGAGATCATCAACCTCATTCTTGAGGACATGGGCAAGGTGTACGCACAGACCACCGACAACGTCGCAGCTGACGCACTCGCTGCAGGCGCCACCACCACCGGAAACTTCACCGTCGCGAACATCGGTGACCCAACCGAATGGCTTTCATGGTTGTACGCAAACGCCGCATACATCCTTGAGAACGCCGGCAACGGCGGCCACTTGCCAACCCACCTGTTTGTTTCGGCGAGCAACTGGGAAGCACTTGGCAAACTCGAAGATGGCTCAGGCCGGCCTCTGTTCCCACAAGTTGGCCCGATGAACGCTTTCGGCACCACGACACCAGGCACCAGCAACTTTGTTGCGTTCGGCTTGCAGGTTGTTGTTGATACGAACTTTGCCAACACCAGCAACGGCACCATGATTCTCGGAGACACAACCGGCTTTGAGATCTTTGAACAGCAAAAGGGCTTCCTGCGAGTGCAGAACGCAACCGTGCGTGGCACCGACATTTCATGGCTTGGCTACTTCGCCACGCTTATGCTTGATTCGTCACGCTACGTCAAGGCAGCCTTCGTCTGATACCGAATTAGGGAACCCACCACGCCATGACCACCTTCGAAATCATCCAATCATCACGCGTTGATGGTTATGGCGTGGTGCAAACCCTTGAACCAATCGCGAGCATCCCCCTCGGGTCACCCGTCAACATTGTTGGCAGCAGCCGAGGTCTTGACGGCAACCAACAAACTGTTTGGTCACTCGTTGACTACGAACTGATCAGGGTAGAAACCAACGGCACACTCGTATTCGATTACGACGTACCACGCCCACAACAGCTCATTTTCCCGAACGCCGGCGACGATCTTGAATACGGTGTTGATACTGGGGAAATACGTTGGGAACCTGAAGCCACTTGGATTACCTCAGATGAAGTGATCGAATGGCTAGGCATTGCAGCTGCAACAGCGAACGACACCGCTTTCATTGCGACATGCGTGTCGGCGGCCAACACATACTGCTATCGGGCACGTCATGAAGCCGGCTACCACGACGACTCTGATGCTGTGCCTGACGCTTCGGTGTCTTTAGGTACTGTCATGTACGCAGCGACGCTTTATCGTGAACGTGGTTCGGTTGATTCGTTCGCATCGTTTGATCAGATGGGCGGCGCTGTACCGTTCGGCACCATGTCACGCATCAAGCAGCTGCTTGGTGTAGGAAGGCCGCAGATCGGTTGAGATGGCTGCAACAGGCATTCTCGCTGCAGCATACGACAACGTATGCACACGCCTTGCCGATGCTGGCATGGTCGTCGTTAAAGACCCGCGCAACGCCCGACCAATGTCGGTGTTTGTAGAAGCACCAACCGTCAACGGGTTCAACACCAACATCATTGACGCAACAATCGTGTGCCGCATACTTGCCGGCGGCCCCGCCAACAGCGATGCCCTCGATTACCTTATGACACAAGCCGACATCATCATTGAGAATGTTGCCGGCATTATCGACGCTCGGCCTTCGGCTGCGCTGATCGGTGAACAACAAATCCCCGCATACGACCTAACGGTCAGAGTTTCAACAAGGAGAAACTGAAATGGCAACAACCACCGTGCTCAGCCAACCGGCTTTGCTCATCAACTCGGTTGATTACAGCGACCAATGCACCTCAGCGGTCGTCACCATCAACTTTGAACAGCTTGAAGCAACTTCGTTTGCTGACGGCTCACGCAAGTACACCGCCGGCCTCGGCAACCATGAGGTCACCTGCACGCTCATGCTCGCATACGGGAGCAGCGAAGTCGAAGAAAATTTGGCATCGTTGGTGGGCACAACGACCTCGGTAGTTGTGTACGCAACCGACAGCACCACCGCTGGCACAGATAACCCTGAGTACACGTTTACCGGCATGTACCTCGCCAGCATCACCCCGATCAACGGCGCACTCGGTGCATTGCAAACCATCGACCTGTCATTTGCCGGCGGTACTTACGTTCGCTCGACGACACCCTGACCTAACAACATAGAAAGCACCGACAATGCAACTCAATATTCAAGTCACCACAGCAGACGACCAATATCAGGTAGAAACCAACCTGTTCACAATCGTGGCATGGGAAAGAAAATTCAAAACGAAAGCCAGCAACCTAGCGCAAGGCATCGGGATGGAAGATCTCGCCTACCTGGCCTACGAATCATCAAAACAAGCCGGCCATGTTGTGCCAGCCGTGTTTGATGATTTTGTCAAGAAAGTTGTGAAACTCGAAGTGATTGGAGAAGGCGACGAACGCCCTACCAACGAGGCACCCACCGACGAGCACTAGCAGAACTGCTAGTTGCCGTTGGTTGGTGGCCTCATCACATAGAGTTCGACGTGAAAGACCTGTACACCGTAAATGACGTAGTGAAAGAACAGAACCGTGCTAAAAGGCGTTGAAATCGACACAGAAGGCATCGGTGTCGTTGTGCGCTATCTCCGCAAGGTAGAACCCGAACTAGCACGCCTGTTGCCACGCGAAATGAAATCAGCTGCACGACCAGTTGTTGATCGAGCACGCGAACTTGTACCGCAACCCACAGCCCTAACTAATTGGGGTAAGTGGACGTTGGCACGCTCAAGCGGTGGTGATCGTGCCTGGACAAAAAAAGCACGTTCAGGCATCGTTGCACAAACCGATGTGCGACCCATCGGCCCCGACAACAAAATCAACCTGTTGTCAATCATCCAAAAAGACGGTGCCGGCGCAATTTACGAGAACGCAGGCCGCAGGCGTGCCGGCGACATACATTCAAAAAATGCTGGCGACCGCTTTGTCGCCGCTTTGAACGCTAAAAGCGAATCACCACGCTATTTGTGGCCGGCCGTTGAACAAAACCTTTTCTATTTGAACAGGGAACTGCAAGACGTTATCGATAAATGGTCGTTGGAACTTGAAAAAGCATTAGACAGGGCAGCATGACATGGCACGCATACCATTAGTAACCGAGTTCGAAGCCAAAGGCCTTGACCGTGCCATCAAAGAGTTCAAGAAACTAGAAGGCGCAGGCGCAAAAGCCGGCTACGCATTGAAACAAGCGTTTCTGCCGGCTACAGCAGCGCTCGCCGGTTTAACAGCAGCCGCAGGTCTGTCGGTCAAAGCAGCGATCGAAGACACCGCACAACAAGCCGAGTTAGCGCGCACACTCAAAGCGACAACCGAAGCAACCGAAGCACAAGTTGCAGCGGTTGAAACGTACATTGCTGAAACCGAAAAGGCTGCAGCGGTAAGTGATAGTGAACTTCGGCCGGCGTTTGCAAATTTGGTGCGTGCTACAGGTGAAGTTACCGAAGCACAAGATTTGATGACGTTGGCGCTTGATGTTGCTGCAGCAACCGGCAAAGACCTTGAAACAGTTACCGAAGCATTACAGGAAGGCTTTCAAGGCGAAGTAGGGCCACTCAAAGAACTTGACAAATCGCTCACCGACATGATCGCCAGCGGTGCGTCAGCCGACGAGGTGATGGCACAGCTCGCCGCAACGTTTGGTGGCGCTGCACAAGACTCGACCGAAACGCTTGAAGGCCGGTTCAAACTCATGAAAATTGAGTTGGACAACGCCAAAGAAGCAATCGGCAAAGCGTTGCTGCCGGTACTCGAACAACTGTTGCCAATCCTTGAATCAATGGCCAATTTTATTGGCAACAACACCGATCTCATTGTGACCATCGGCGTTGTTGTCGGCACGCTTGCCGGCGCAATTGTGGCGCTCAACACCGCAATGGCGATCTACAACACGGTGCAAGCCATCACCACCACGCTCAACTCTGTGCTTGCCGGGTCGTTCACGGCTCTCTGGGTTGCTACAGGTATCGGCATCATTGTGGCAATCATCGCAGCAATCGTTGTGCTGCAAATGAAGTTCAACATTCTTGGTCACGCAATTGATGCACTCAAAGTTGTGTTCTCAACCGTGTGGAACGCAATCAGAGGCTACATCAACCTGTGGATTGATGCGCTGAACATCATCATCTCAGCGATCAACAAAATACCCGGCATCGATATTCCAGAAATACCGAAACTCGCCGAGCAAGCACAAGAGGCAGCTGAACACGTTGATGCGCTTGCCAACAAGTCTTTGCGAGCACTTGAGCACGAAAGCGAACAAGCGCAAAAAGCAATTGACCCGCTTATGTATTCCATCAACGGTGTACGGCGTGCCGGCGACGATTGGGAAAGCACACTCGGCCGTGTCAATGTTGAAACAGACAAATTAAACGAAGGCGTTGAAACTGCAACGACACGCCTCGATCGTTTCTTTGACTCACTAGACAAACAAGAAGCAACCGACCAATTTGTTGAAGATCTTGCCGAAATTCAAACAAAACTTTCAGGCGTTACCGAAGGTTCAGAAGCCTGGCAAGAAGCACAGAACGAAGCATACGAAGCGTTACGCACCTTGCGAGAAGGCCGACAAGACCTTGACGACGCTTTCTTTGAGGTGTTGAAACTCGAAATCGACACAGGCGACCTTCAGCGCGCAGCCTGGCTCATGCAAAACATTGTTGATTTGGGTGGACGCGAAATACCAACAGACCTAACACAATTCGGCGTGCCAGATGTCAACATTGCGGCACTAATGGGAGCTGTGCCACAATTTGCCAACGGCGGCATCATCACAGCACCCACACTCGGCATTGTTGGCGAAGCCGGCCCCGAAGCCGTCATACCGCTCGACCAGTTAGGCCGATTCGGTGGCGGAATGAACGTCACAATCAACATGCCGGCCGGCTCTAACGGTGCCGATGTGCTTGAAGCCCTAGAACGTGAAGGCCGCAGGCGCGGCGGTTTACCACTAAGAACAGCGTCAGGCATCAAATTGTGAGCCTTGACCTTGAATGGAACGTGACCATTGGTGGTTTAGACACAAACACCGATTTCACCGACCGTGTAGCCGGCATCAACATCAAACAACCGTTAGGTTTCATGCAGCCTTCAGCGCATTTGGTGACGATAACGCTCAACAATTTTGATGGTGCATTGACACCTGGCGCAGGCGGCACCTACTCAAGCGTTGCATGGTTTCAACAAGCCGTCTTCATCAGCTGCACAATCAACACGACAGACACCGCCCAAGTGTTTCACGGCATCATTGATGACTTCGACATTAGAGATGACGGCGTAACCTCAATCGTGACGTTGACCGCCTCCGATTGGTTATCGATCGGCGCACGAGGCTTGTACGGCAACGATTTCAGTAACTCCACGTCATACGACTGGACAGAATGGGCCAACCGGATAATTGACACCTTCACTTTGCAGGGAGTTCCAAGCGGCGAAACAAGTTTGCCCAAACTTGACCAAGATTTAGGTGTGTATCGTGGTTTCGTTGGAGATGTCAGCTATTACGCAGCCGGCACCGTCACGACAGGTTACAAAGGCAATGCTGGCGATTCTCTTGGTGACGTGCTAATTGCTCGACATCAAGCCGGCGTGCCATCGGTGATTTGGCCTACGACGATCGACAAATGGACTTATTTAGGCAACGATTGGGCACGATATGACGCGGCAATCGTTGGTGACACGCTAAGCCGTACCGATGCAAACGCAACTACCTTTGTATTCACCGAAGGAACACCAGCGTCAGGTGAACTACCTGTGAACGCTATTGATCGAGGCTATGACATAGAACGTGTCATCAATCAGGCAACCATCAGTTCATCGTTCACGACCAACACCGTTGAAGCCAACAATAGCGATTCAACTTCAACAACAGGAATCAAATCTTTGTTTGCGGCCGATTCGTCAATGCTGCTTGACACCGACACGCAACGCATGGCCGACAACATTGTTGAACGATTTAGCAACATTCATTTTCAAGCACGCAAAATAAGTGTTCAATCGGCAACACTCGCTGACACAAACAGCGGAAGCAAAGAAGAACTCGCACAACTTCTCGATGTGCGTTACGGCCTATGGCAAAACGCAACCGTGACATACACACCGACTGCCGGCACGCAAGTGACTGATAACTGTTTAATTGCTGGTCGCACCATTCAAGCAGTACCAGGCCGCACAACAATCACCCTCGATTTGTTGCCGGCACAGGATTATCAGTCGTTTGTGTTGGATTCGGACACTCTCGGCGTGTTGGACACGAACAGATTAGGATAGCAATATGGCAACTTTTGGCACATGGTCTAGTGGCGACGTATTAACGGCAGCCGATTTAAACGCAGGATTACCGGCTGCCATTGTGTACACCGCAAGTCAATCATTCCCAAACAATTCGCTTGACATCATAAACTATGACCAAGAAGTCTACGATCCATTAGGTTGGCATGACACTTCAACGAACAACAGTCGAATTACACCAAACCTTGCCGGCTACTATCTTGCGACAATCGAACAAACCAATTGGGCATCAGTAAACGGTCGAAGTCTTTATCTCATATTTAAGAACACCGTGAACTGGTCAAGGTTGGACGTAACAAGTACGGCGTGCGAGGGCGGCACCGTTTCCGGCGTGCTGTATTTAAACGGGACAACGGATTATGTCGAATCAAAATTCTATCAAAATTCGGGATCAGCAAAAATAATGACACGGCCTCAGATGTCGGTTATCAGGATTGGTGGTTGATATGGAAATAACAGAGCAAGACGTACGAAACATGCGGGACTGGCGGTTATTCACAAGCGACTGGTCACAACTTGCCGACAATCAACTGACCGACCAGCAAAAACAAGATTGGGCGGTTTATCGCCAACAGTTGCGAGACCTACCAAACAACCCAAACTGGCCTGACGTAGACTTTCCCGACCCGCCAGCATGATTCGCGCAACGATACTTGTACTTGTAGGGCTTGCGATTACCGCTATCGGTATTTGGGGCTTGCAGGAGTGAAAGCAGCCATGATGGCCGCAACAATCCTGATCACCGCCAGCTGCGGCTATGACGGTGGTTATCGGTATCCCTGCCAGAACCCTGACAACTGGGAACTCGAAGACTGTAAACCGCCGAAATGTGCGGTGTGGGGCACTTGCCCTGATGATTTGGTGCCGTCGTGCGGCGCAATGATGGGCACAGACTGCAAAGGCGTGTAAATGTTCAGACCTTCTCACCGTTACAGCGCAGACGAACTCAAAGCACGCTTGGTGTTTGTGGTGGGCTGTTCACTTGCGTTCGCGTTTGTGTTGGCAATGGCTGTCATCTTGTACGGCTTGCTGT